TACTTAAATTTTCATCCTCTATGAATTTTGCTTTTCTGTATGGAATGTTCATTATGAAAAGTGCACACTCTGCACAGTAATAATTATGATTATAAACTATCACAGCCGCAAAATCATTACATTTCTCACACAATACTATTTTACTTTTCTTTTTTGGCATCTTTAATTTTTTTAATTTCTAGATCGCAATAGTGTTTAATCTTTTCAAGATCTTCTATACCATTTTTGTAAGGATATCTCAAAACATATTTCACAACGTTGCCTTGAAAAAACGTAAGTTCATTTTTAGAAATAAATTCATATGGTTGAATAATGTAGTGTTGGTAGTGGGATCCCCCGATTTGTTTATCTTGAGGAAAAGCTTCATCGAACATATTTTTATCTGACATAATTAGCCTCATATAGTTTGTAATACTTTCCTAGCGGAAAATTAAATTGATGATGAGTGCCTAACAAATGAAGTGTTCCCTTTGATCTGGTAGCACCCGTATACCAAACCCTAAGTTCTTTTATTTTTTCTGCTAAATTTTTTTTTTCAAAGTGAGAAGGAAAATTGCATTTACTAGATAGAACAACATTATCTGCTTCTCCTCCTTTTACCTGGTGTATTGTGTCTATAATAATTTTAGGAGGTTGATTTAAATCTACCCCTTCTTTAATCATTTTTAAAAAATACTGCTTATCTTTTTCTTTAAATTTTCTTTTAAAAACTTTTAACCAAGGAGCTTTATTATCTGTCATACCACATCTTAAATGTAATTCGTCAAAGTTAAATACCTGATTAGGATGAGCAAACGACCATTTTTTACTGTCTTGAGATCTAAATCCATGGTCTATGTTTAGTAAATACTCATACATAATGCAAGCTTCTTCTCTAGTAATGCTTCCCCCTTCACATATTTTTTCCCAATATTGAATAGCTTTGAACTGATCTATGTCGAAAGATTTGTTACCTTTAACATCTTGATAATAAAGAGATAAATTCCTAGCTTCTTCTTGTAGTTCTTTTTTAACATCGTTGATGCGTGCTAAAATTAACCAACTACCAGTTAGATTCCAGGGCACCTTCTTCAAGGTATTCCAATAATATATGGCCCCATCTTTATCATTTGAATAAAACTCTTTTTCTACTCTATTGTTTTTCATACCTAACAATAAACATTTAGAAAAAAAATGTACGTCTTTGTTAAGTCTTACTGATTTTTTTAAAATTACATTTCTTCCAGGAAAGCTTTGAAAATATTCTACCTCAGCCCCATTCCACTCATAGATTGCTTGATCATCGTCTCCTGCTATGTAAACTCTCCAAACATTTTTTGCAATTTTAACAACCATGTCCCACTGCAACGGGGTTAAATCTTGAGCTTCATCTACCATCAAAACTTTTATAGGAAGTTGTCCCGCATCATCTATAAATTTCTTTACCATATCGGTGAAGTCTAGTCTGTCCGCTGTCCGTTGTCCGTTATCCATTTCCATTGTTTTAAACTCCTCGTATCCCGCAATAATCGACTTGAACTGTTGTAAACGTACCGCTTTTCTCGGTTGTTGTTTATATAACCAAACTGGATCTACTTTCATGTTTCTTGCTCTATCGTAAATTTGAAGCGACCAATTGTTATAAACTTTCACATCATCATATTCATTTTTAAAATTTACTTTTACCGTTCCGTATTGTGTATGAAACATTAACAAATCTGCTTTAGGATCTAACACCGGTATTTCAGCAAACTGCTGTCGAGCCAAACTATGTAAGGTTCTAAAATATTGAAATCTATCTTCATCATACTCTTTAAATTTTTTACGAATACGTCCAACACATTCATCTACCGCTTTATTAGTAAAAGATATGTAGCATATCTCCTCTGGAGATATTCCTTGTTTTAAAAAACGTTGAACTCTTCTTAAAAGATTCTCAGTTTTTCCAGTTCCGGGTGGCCCAAAAATTTTAATTGTCTTCCCACGCAGCTTTTTGTTTAACGAATTTAACATCTTTGTTTTTATGCTCTGTTTGTTTTGGTAATTTAACAACCCAATGACGTGTATCAATGTTTTGAAATTTTTTCTTTGGCACTGCTCCCCCTGCTTCTAAGAATTTAGTACAATCTTTTTCGGACCAATTGTACCCCATCTTTTTCATAAATTTTCTAAACGTTTCTAGTTTAAATCTCATCTCTACTTTATCTATCCAAATATTTCCTGAGTCTATTTGATCAAACTCAGTGGTATCCTCTACATCTTCTAAGAATTGCGATAACCTTGAATTAAATACATCATTCTGTTCTTCATGAGCATCAAATCCTTCCATGTCTTGTTTGTTAGAAACTAATTCTTCAAGCCAATCTCTATAAGGATCTGGATCTCTTTTTGATGCTTTAAGAGGTCTCCAAACAATATCATAATTTAATAATTGCTCTCCTAATAGTTGCTGTTGGTATAATTGTTTTGTAGATAATCTAACTGACTTTCCTTGTATGGGAAGAATCCAATAAGGTTCCGGATATGAATTTATTTTAACAAGTTTCCCAACTTCAGGTATAGCTTCATTAGCCCCAATACCATGCTTACGTCTCAAACATGTGCTTGAAGAACAATGCATTCTAGCTATGGATGTTTTACATTTATAAGCATACTCTTTATTTTCAACTCCTCTAAAAATATTTTCTAATTCTTTTGGATGTAATTCCTCAGAACATACTTTACCCATCATCTTACGTGTCCAATCTTGGTACATGACAGGATCTGGATTAATTTTTTTACCTAATACAGCTACATTAAACATAGCATCGTTACGGCCCTCACCTTTTTGCACTTTGTTTTTCATAAAGTTAACTACACAAGGTGGGTAATCTTTTGTTTCATCGTCTTGAAATACTTTTAATTTTTTAAAATTTTCTGGGGTAAGTTTATGTTGTTTTACAAATTCAAATAAATCTTCTAATTTAATCGAGTTACCATCATCATCCATTGCAACTCTAGTTGTCATGTGCGCTTTTTGGTAAGGAAGGTTTACATAACTTCCTTTATGTTTGTCGTCCCACTTTTCCGGGGTAAGATCTACTTTGTCTTGGGCAGGATAAATATCTGTTGTAGTATCATTAACACCTAAATCAGAAGCAAGCTCAATTAATTTTTTACGCATGTCGGAAGCTTCGACAACACCGTCAATGAATAATATTAAATGGAGTCCGTTGGATTTTGATCTGAATGGGACGAGTGGGTATTTCCTTTTCCGTATAACCGATATAACGTCCTTATGCTGTATATTATAACGATCAACATCGATGACCCCCCAACTGCATGTATTATCATCTCGAATGGGAACTGATCCATAGTAAGCTTCTCCTTTTAAATGTTGTAACCAATGATCCTTAGTCATTGGTTTGGGTTCAACCCAATGCCTAAATTCTTGCTTCCCGTCCCGGCTACGCGTTTGGCCTAACGGTTTAGAAGCTCCAAAATATGTGAGTGAACCCTGGAAGAGTTCTATAAACTCCCCCAGGGTCTTGTCAAGTACGTCCATACTAGAATGGTGATTTTTCCGTGGACTCTTCTTTATCGTGATTAACTTTTACAGCTCCTTGCTTACAACTTTTGTAAAAATTATAAGCAGACTCTAAGACATCGCTCGATTGAATTGTACCCTCATGTTCAATCTCCCAACCATACCAAGAACCTAAATTATTCTTTTCTAGTACAGTTTTAAGAATGTACGTTTGAGTAAATGGTGCAGGTTTGAAATAACCTGATCCATCTTTTTTCTTCTCTCTCACTGACATCATCATTGAATTCCACTTTTTAGACTTTTTTCTTTGAGTAGATTTCATAGTCATCATAGCAGTGCTAGATACGTCTTTGTCTTCCACAATTAAGACGTAATGTGAAGCAGTCTCTTCAACGTAATTTCCGTTTTCGAGTCTATCTTTATTCTTATCGTCTCTGTTAGTTTTCGACATTATATCACTGTCTGCAGGATAGATATTTACAGGTGCTGAACTTCCATCCATACCTCTGTCTCTCCACTCAATATACTCAAGCTTATAAAAACATGGAACTACTGAAATTCCTTTTTGACCATCATATAATTGATTAGTTACAGTGTTAAAAATCATACCAGGTCTTGCGTCTGGTATGAATTGTGAATCTCCTTGCGTTACTTGTGGAGATAGTTGACCAAGTATTTTTAAAAATGGTAAAGCCAAACTTTTTGAGTCTACATTTTCAAAACCTTCGTCTGCAAATTGTTCCAAATTTATATTTGCAACAGCGCCACCAACTTCTTTGACAGCGACTTCTTTTTTGTCATTTATTTTCATAGTTACTCCGTTATTATTTGTTCGTTATTTTTGTCTTATTAGCAATATACACTCCAAACATATCAAATGGAACCTGTTTTCCTTCTTCCACTTGTTCTTTAACAAATGCCTTCAGGGTCATAGGTTCAACCTTTTGTTTTTGAGTATATGCAAATCCAAGATCATCACAAATTTTGATTAACTCAGAAACTTGATTGTCTTGTCCTTTGTCTATATTTGCCGTTAAGATATTTTTGATCATGTCTCCATGACCATTATCTCTAAGCCAATTAAAAGCCTCATCATTTCTAGACTCAGGAATTTTAGCAGCATAAAAAGGTTTTACTTCAACCTTTGTACCGTCTTGAAGTTCAAGCTTTTGAACCCCTGCCTCCTGCATCATATCAGGAATTGTTCTTTCCTCATACTCTTTGGCCTTTTTTTTCAGCTCAGAAATTTCTTCTTCTTTGTCTTCAATTTGTTTATGAAGACCTTTTAGTTCATTACATTTATCAGAGATAGATTTGACTTCGTCTTTACCTAACTCGATATTTGAGAACTTTTCTATATTTAAGTTTTCCATATTTTCCTCCTTGAGCCTTAATAATTATTTTCTTGATTAATGCAAGAAAAAAATTAATATAATTTTGATGGAATGGAAATACCCGTATAAGACTAAACCTTTTGAACACCAAAGAACTGCTTTAAATAAATCAGCTGAAGCAAATTCATATGCTTATTTTATGGAAATGGGTACTGGTAAAACTAAAACGGCTATTGATAATATTGGGTATTTATATTTAAGAAAAGAAATTGATACAGTATTAATTATTGCTCCTAAATCTGTATACACTATATGGAGTAAAGAAATACAAGCGCACCTACCAGATGTAGTAGATAGGGATATATTTCAATGGAAATTAGATAAACCTAAAAGCTGGAATTTTTTTTTGAAAAGTAAAAAACTTAAAATATTTTTAATGAATGTTGAGGCCCTAAGTGGTAAAAACGGGTATAAAGAAGCAGAGTCTTTTCTTAAAAAGTTTCCTAAAAACTTTGCTGTTATTGATGAGTCTACTACGATTAAAAATCCAAAGGCTAAGAGAACTAAATACATTTTATCCCTTAGTAAACATATTAAATTTAGAAGAATTTTAACTGGATCTCCAGTTACTAAATCCCCACTCGATTTATATTCTCAGTGTTATTTTTTAGATCCTAAACTATTAGGTTTTGAGAGTTTTTATTCTTTTAGAAATAGATATGCTGAAATGCATCAAATACAAATGGGGGCCAACCGTTTTATTAGCATACCTAAATACTACAAAAACATTGAGGAATTAGAACATAAATTAGATAAGTTTTCTTTTAGAGTTCGTAAAGATGAATGTTTAGATTTGAAACCAAAAGTAAGGCAGAAAAGGCATGTCACTATGTCTAGTGAACAAGGTATCTTATATGAAAAACTTAGAAGACGTGCTTTAGCAATTATTGGAGACTCTACTATATCTTTTAGCAATAAGTTAACCGAAATGATAAAACTACATCAATTAACTAACGGTTTTTGTAAGGATGATGATGGAAAAATGATGGAGTTTGGTAAACAAAAAATTAATGCTCTTGAAGAAATCATAGAAGAAACAGATGATAAAATTATTATATGGGCTAATTACATCTATAACATTGAACAGATAAAACAATTTCTTACTACCAAATATGGTAAAGAATCTTTCGTTGAAATATATGGGGCCACCAAAGTTAAAGATAGACAGAAAGCTATCGAGTTATTTCAAAACGATCCTAAGGTAAGATTTTTTGTAAGCAATCCAACGACAGGGGGTTATGGTTTAACATTAACTGCTGCTAATACAGTTGTTTACTTTTCTAACAACTATAATTTAGAAGTCAGGAAACAATCTGAGGATAGAGCGCATAGATCAGGACAAACAGGAACTGTTGTGATTATTGATATTATAACTCAAAATACTATAGATGAAAAAATTATGAAAGCTTTGACTATAAAAGGGCAGATAGCTGCAAAAACTTTAGGGGAAGAAGAACTTAAAGATTGGTTATTGTAATTTATTAAACTGCTCTACTCTATCTAAAAACTTATCACCGTATTCAATCAATTCAGATTCATTCATCTTAAATTCTTGATATTGAAGACCTCTTGTACAAATTGATATTACACCTTGTTCTATAGGGCCATAATTCTTTTTATGTCCTAAATAATAAGCACCTAATTGAAGTTTATAATCGTCTACCCATTCTTCTCTTTTAGGTTTATTTGCCTGTTTAAAATCCACTATCGAAGATTTTCCATACGCTAATGCTACAAGATCCGTTGTCCCTGCAAACTTATTCTCGTACTCTAGTGAAACTTCATTGCCCCAAACTTCTTCTATCTTTAAATTTTCTAATATTATTTTAGCCATCATTCTAGGTTGTTTACCTGTTTCTTCGTTAGCGTTGTAGTACCCTTGTCCGTTGTACGCGTACTCCAATACTTGATGCATTTCTGTACCAATTGTAGACGCTTGGTTCATTATCCGATCTGCCTCCGCATTGCCTACTTTTCTTCTCCAGTTTTCTAAAAAGCGTTTGTCTTTAGTTGCTGATAAAATAGTAGTAACACTGGGAACTTTAGCTTCACCCACTAAATATTTTCTACCTGTTGTGTCTGAAAAACGGTTGTAATGTTTGTAAGGATATTTTCTAACTTGCTTTATCAATCTTAACCTCTGATTCTGTTTCAACCCAAACTTTTGCTCCACAAGATAAAGGTTTATCTGGACTATAAATTATTTTTGCAGGGCCTAGAATTTCAACTTCATGAGCATAAGTGTTAGACTTAGAAGTCTTAACAGTTATTACAGGCTCATTCAGATTGTTTTTTTTGTTCGACCTGATCTTGTGTTGATTGATATGTATTCTGGTTTTCATCTTTATTTTTTACAAATGAAACATCTACTTCTTTTGTTTTTTTATCATCTTTGCCTGCTTCATAAGCATCGATGATAGATTGTTCAAACATGCCTATAGGCTTACCCTCAGCTTGTTCTTTTTTAATTAAATCGTATAATCCTTTTACTGTAGCCATTAATAATCTTTTCCTTTTGTGTATAGTTTAGTGTTATAGAATTTTGTTTTAGGTTTGTCCAGAGTTTTTAATCCAGTAGATTCAATAAACTTACCCATATTGTTTTGTAAATTTCTTATTTTTTGTAACGCTTCTTGATCAGAAATATTTGAAAAATCAGGAATGTTTAACTGTCTGATACCAGTAAATGTTTTGCCTGCTACATCAGTAGATTTAAATTTATTTAAAATATCTGTAGCATTTGCTTTCTCTCCATTAACTTCGTAAAAAGCTTCGTTTGGTAATCTATAGTCTTGCTTTCTTAGATCAATACCTTTTTCTTGTGCTTCTATTTTTGGTTGACCAAACTGACCGCTACCTTTTTCTTTGCCGGGAACTGTAATACTTATAATCATTGAATCATATTTTTCTCTATTATTATTATATTCATCAACAATTTTTCTTAGTTGTGTATTAGATGGTTTAGAAGATAGTTCTGCATACAGTCTATTAGCATTACCTGTTAATCTTATAGCACCGGTCTTGTTCATAAAATCATACATTGGTCCAAAATCATTTACGTCAGAACCACCCATTGTTAGATTGATTCTCCGGTGTTCGGTATCCCTTACATTTCCGTTTCTTGAAAAATTTAACATTTTACCATCAGGCATTATAAAACCTGCTTTATTAATTTCATCAGTCACCCCGTATCTTTTGATAGCTTTTTCCGTTAACTCTGCATCTATAATGTTTTGTGGCAAGTATATTGATGAACCAGATGTATCTAAGTTTTTAACCTTAAAAGTAAAACCATCTAATTGAGCTGTCTCTGATAATTTTCCAGACACATCTAAAGCATCTTTCATTTTTAAATCAGAACCAAAATCTAAACTAAAGCCTACGTTTGCTCCTTCAAAATCTGCCGGAACCGATTCAGCAACAAACACAGCGTCTTGATTAAATTGTTTTGCTCTTTCTTTTATAACTTCTCCAAATGTATCTATGTTAAAATCAGGTTTTACATTTGCTTCTATATCCAAACTTCTTTCAACAGTTCCTCCATAAGCTCCAATAGTGTCACCAATTTTATAATTTACTACTTGATCATCTTCATTAAAGAAATCTTTAATAGGTTTTGCTAGTGCTCCTTGTTCTAATAAACTAGGTACAGCATCCTCTTGTGCTGATACTCCGGCAGTCACATCTTTAATTATTTTTCCACCCTCTTGAGAATTTGTTCCCATAATACCTTTACTTTCTTTTTGCTCAAATATTTGTGGTTTATTTATTTCTTCTGATAAATCTGGAAAACTTTCTTTTGTTTGTATTTCAGGTTTTTCTGTAGTTGGTATTTGCGGAGGTTCTAACGTATCCCCAGGAAATATTTCTATGACTGGTTTAACTGGTTCGGGCGCTCTTGTGGGTGGTTTTAAAAGTATCTCTAAATCTTCTTTTTGTTTTTCTATTTCATCTGCATCGGGAGCAAATACTTGGCCATCTCCTGTTGCTTTAACAGATCTAGAAGTAGTCATATCTTTTAACTCTTGAGCTACAGCTTGGTTAGGCAGCAATAGTGCCCGTAACATTTTTAATTCTGAACTATCCATATCTTCCGGACTGTTCTTTAACGATTTTATTACTGGTTGTAAATC